GTTTTTTCAAAAACGTTTGACATGGCTGTTCACCTGCCATTACTATTGACAGTGTCAGGTGCGAAGCGAAGTACCACCGACAAGGAGTAGTGAGATGGAAGCAGGTTTCAAGAACTTGACAGAAGCACAGCAGTCGATGCTGTTGGAGGCCTACGACTACATCGTGTGCGTGAAGGGCGGTAGCAATGCCGCTATTCAAGCGCGGATGTCTCGTTGGGGAGCGATGCGCATGACTCTCGAAGCGTTCGGCATTGACATCAACGAAGTACGTACCGCCTACTACCAGTCGCTCGACATTATGGCAGGTGCGTGATGACAACGTATCCATTCATCGACGTGGAGTGGCTCACGTCTGAACGCTGGGCAGAGATCCTTTGCGAAGTTGGTCACTACGGTGAGGTCGGCTACCAGTGCTACGGAGGCAAGGTCGATTGGGACAACCTCGTAAGTGACATCGAGCGTGTACATGGGCCGCTCCCTACGAGTTGGGAGCACCCGTTATTCGCGACACTGAAGGCCACCTACCGACGAGCGAAGAAGGAGGCGGGCCGATGACCAAGCGAACCTGCTCGAAATGCTGGCACCCTGCGCCACGTGGCACAAAAATGTTGACGTGGACCTCGGAGACAAATACGTCGCCTATGTGCGTTCGATGTGTGGCCGAGATCTTCGGTCGGAACTCAGCCGTCGTCAAAATGTTGGTGAAGTGATGAGCGCGACCAACAATTCTCAACTGGAACTGGCCCGCCAAATCGCTGCGGAGATACAAGCCGAGATCGAAGCGTTAGCCGAGGCCGGTGAAAACGTCACGGAAGCACAGGACGCGCTGAACGGGTTCGTTGAAACCATCGCTGCGAAAACCGAATGAGAGGGTGAACAGTGACCGAGTACCCGTTCGACAACGACCAACTGGGGCGAATCGTGAGATGCGAGACATGCGGTGCGCCAGCCGACCGACCGACGCTATGGGCGAACATGCCGTGGCGACATGCTGAGACGAAGCAAATCACGTGTCATCCGAGCGACCCTGACTGCCACCACCTCATCAGTGTGATAGAACGGAACGCGACAGAGTAGGGAGATCTCATGCCGCTTACAGTGAAAAACGTCGCCATCGGTTCCGTCAGCCCGCATCCGAAAAACGTGCGGCAGGGTGATGTAGGTGCGATAGTGGAGTCGTTAAGGGCTCACGGTCAATACCGGCCAATCGTCGTTCAGAAAAATACGGGTCACATCCTCGCAGGCAACCACACGTGGAGGGCCGCATGCGCGCTTCAGTGGCCGGAGATCTCAGTCACCGAGGTCGATGTAGACGACGAACAGGCGTTGCGTATTCTGCTCGTCGACAACCGAACAAACGACCTCGCTACCTATGACGAAAACGCCCTCGCCGAAATGCTTAAAGAACTGGTCGAAACGGAGACGGGCCTCGATGGCACCGGATTCGACAACGACGCTCTCGATGATCTACTCCTCGGCCTCGACCCCGACAACCCGCTCCGGTTGAAGGAGGACGTCACCAACCCCTACTCGAAAAAGGTGTTAGCGCCGCAGTACGAGATCGTAGGCGAGGAACCGGCTATCGAAGAACTGTACGACCTGACCAGAACGAACGCCCTCATCGCGGCGATTGACGAGTCCTCAGCGTCGGAGGAGATTAAAGCGTTTCTACGGCTGGCGGCCCATCGGCACACCGTCTTTAACTACCGGAGCATCGCCGAATTCTTCCCCCACCAAAACGCAGAGGTACAGGCCCTAATGCGGGAGTCGGTACTCGTCATCATCGACTTCGACGACGCGATGCGCCTCGGGTTCGTGCGCCTCGATAACCGTCTCACTTCCCTGCTCGATGAAGCGGTGAACGGTGAGGAATAACGAACGTTGCGCCGCGTTGATCCTGACGCATGGCCGGCCGTCTCACGTCTACACATACGACACGCTACGGAAGTGCGGATACACAGGCGACATCTACATAATCATCGACAACGAAGATGAGAAGGGCGACGAGTATCGAAAGCGGTTCGGTAGCAAATGGGTAATCGAGTTCGACAAACTGGCCGTGTCAAAAACCTTCGATACGGGAGACACTCAAAATGACCGACGCTCAATCGTCTACGCCCGAAATGCCTCGTTTTCGATAGCGGCTGAACTCGGTCTCGATTACTTCGTTCAACTGGATGATGACTACACCGCGTTCCACCATCGGTACCCGAGCGAGGGCGTGTTAAAATACCACAACGTCGAGAACCTCGATGCGGTGTTTGAAGCGATGCTCGACTTCCTCGACACAACGAATGCGGCGACCGTGGCCTTCGCTCAGGGTGGAGATCTCCTCGGGGGAGTCGATTCGAGAGCGGTGCGAGACGGAATCCTGCGCAAGGCTATGAACAGCCTGTTCGTCAAGACAAGCAAACCGGTTCAATTCATCGGACGGATAAACGAGGACGTGAATACCTACGTCGTCGGTGGACAGCGCGGACAATTGTTTTTAACGGTTGGCCCACTGGCACTATGTCAAATGACAACGCAGACCAACGCCGGCGGCATGACGAGCCTATACACGGAATCAGGCACGTACCTCAAATCTATGTTCACCGTCATGATGGCCCCATCGTGCACCAGCATCGGGCTGATGGGTTCGTCGAACATGCGCCTTCACCACCGAATCAAGCACGAACATGCGTATCCGAAGGTGATCTCCTCGCGCTATCTGAACGGGGCGGCATGAAGGTACTCGTCACCGGAAACGTTGGGTACATTGGCTCGACAACGACCCAGCACCTCATAGCGGCGGGGCACGAAGTTATCGGGCTAGACATACGGGAACGGGGTGGGCATCGGATACCGGGCGTTCAGCAGTTCACTGGAAGCGTCGGCGATAAGAGACTGCTCGAAACACTTCCGAACTTCGATGCGGTAATTCACTTCGCTGGCCTCGTTGCTGTTGCGGATTCGTTCCTAGTGCCAGAACGGTATTTCGAAGTCAATGTCGCTCAGTCGATGTCATTACTCGCTCACCTTTTGGAGCGGGGAACAAATCGGCTCATCTTTTCTTCATCAGCCGCCGTCTATGACGCTCTCGACATGCCCCTGAACGAACGGGACGCGTTGCGACCTGTCAGCCCGTATGGTGAGTCCAAGCGGATGTTTGAGGAGGCCCTACGATGGGTCGAAGGATCTACGTCGCTTCGGTACGTTGCGCTCCGATACTTCAATGCGGCGGGATGTTTGGGGGAGTTCTACGAGAACCATGAGCCCGAAACGCACCTAATACCAAGAGCGTTGGAAGCGGCTAAACACGGGGCCGAGTTCACCATCTTTGGGAACAAGTACCGTACGGGAGACGGAACGTGCGTGCGAGATTACGTCCATGTCAACGACGTGGCAAAAGCACACGTGGCCGCCCTCGATTACCTCGGTACGGGCAAGAGCACTGTCGTGAACATTGGGTCGGGTCGGGGCTCATCGAACCTCGAAGTCATCGAAGCGGTGGAACAAGTGACCGGTAAGAAGATGAGGGTTCAGTTCGGACCGGCTCGGCTCGGTGATCCTGCGTATTTAGTGGCCGACATCAGTAAGGCTGACAGTGCGCTCAACTGGCGACCACTGGAGTCAGAATTGCTCACTATTGTCGAGGACGCTTGGCGTGGTCATCAGCGATAGGCTGAGCGGCGATACGCTAGACGTATGAGCGATAGAAAAAACGACATCGAACTGATAGAAAAAGAGCGGCAGGTGCTCGAACTGCGACGGTCCGGTGCTACCTATGAGGAGATCGCAAAGGCCACTGGATACGCAACGGCACAAGGGGCGTATCTGGCCTACGGCAGAGCACTCAAACGAACGCTCAACAATGCTGGTGCTCAGGAAGCACGCGAGATGGAACTCGACCGGCTCGACCGTTTACAGCGAACGTGGTGGCCAAAGGCCCTCGCAGGCGACGATAGGGCTACCGACCGCGTACTAAAGATCATGGAACACCGAGCGCGTTATCTCGGACTATACGCACCGACAAAGGTGCAAATGGAGGCAGTCGTTTATGACGCAGGAACCATCGAGGGAGAAGTCCAGCGACTCCGACTCCTACTTGAAACAAATAGCGGCGAGCAGGGTGTTTTGGACGGACCACCAAGCGAGACCGGAGCAATTGCCGAATAGCGATGGCGATTGGCTCGTTTGGCTATACCTAGCGGGACGTGGTGCCGGCAAGACAAGAACAGCCGCCGAGTGGCTGGCGTGGCAGGCAATAACGCAAGCGGGGACCCGTTGGGCAGTCGTCGCCGCAACCTTCGGGGACGTCCGAGACACGTGCGCGGAAGGTGAGTCAGGGCTTATAGCAGTGCTGAGACGCTACGGCGTTCTGAAACACTACAACCGAAGTATGGGTGAGATTCGCCTCGATAACGGTTCCCTGTTGAAGATGTTTTCGGCTGACGAGCCCGACCGCCTTCGTGGCCCTCAGTTTCATGGAGCGTGGTGCGACGAGTTGGCCGCATGGCGGTATCCAGATACGTACGACCAACTTCAATTTACGCTCAGACTGGGCAAACGGCCTCAGACCCTCATTACTACTACGCCTCGGCCTACTTCCCTCATCAAAGAGTTAGTGAATCGGGAGGACGGAAGCGTTCGTGTCGTGCGGGGATCTACTTTCGACAACGCCAAGAACCTCGCCCCAGCAGCGTTGGCTCAGTTAAGAAACCGCTACGAGGGGACCCGACTAGGCCGGCAGGAACTCGAAGCGGAGATCCTCGAAGATGTTCCGGGCGCTCTATGGACGCTGAAAATGATTGAGTCGGCTCGGATTAAGGCAGCCCCAGAACTGGCCCGTGTCGTGGTGGCCATCGACCCCGCCGCTACGTCGAACGAAAACTCAGACGAAACCGGCATCGTTGTCGTGGGGAGGGGCATCGACGGGCGGGGCTACGTGTTGGCAGACCGGACGTGCAAGTTATCTCCTGCGGGATGGGCGAGGCAGGCGATTGAAGCGTACGACGAATTTCAGGCAAGCCGCATCATTGGCGAAACCAACATGGGCGGCGACATGATCGAAACCATCATCCATCAGATACGGCCCAACATCCCGTATCGCGGTGTCGTGGCCAAGAGGGGTAAGACGCTACGAGCCGAGCCCATCAGCGCCCTGTATGAGCAGGGGCGTATCTCTCACGTTGGGATCTTCGCCGAACTCGAATCGCAGATGACCACGTGGGTCGCGGGTGAATCGGACTACTCCCCCGACCGCCTCGACGCTCTCGTTCATGGCCTCACCTCGCTCAACATCGGCAGTGAAGCGTTCGCGGATCGGTACTTCGCTCTCATCGCCCCGCCGTGTCCGTGGTGTAATCTCCCCAACGATGCCGAGGCGACGGTGTGCTCGGGTTGCGGCCGCCCGTTGAAGTAGCACCCACTTCCGACAGCAACGGTCGTATACGGCTACAATAAAAACCAATCGTCGGAAGGGTTATCGCGTGGCGCTATTCGGTCGCAAAAAAAAGGACGACGCGCTCGTCGAGAGGCTCGTTGCTGAACTACAGAAGGCCAACAACATGTCGGGCACGCCGTACGGTGGCTCGGGGTACGCAACCGCTACTGCGGCACAGCCTTCGATGATGGACCCAAGCGGCGGTCAGGGCCTTATCCAGACACCGGGCAGACAGGCGAACCCGTTGCCAAGACCCGCTACCGACTTCGGCTCTCAACTCGGCCCAGCCGCTCCGTTTCTTCCGGCTCCGCTCGACCCCGTTTTCGACGACAGTGGCCGAGCACTCCCCCGCCTTTGGGAGTACCCCGTCGCATGGAACCTCGACCTCAATCAGCGCACGACTCCGTGGACCGTGTTGCGCTCAATGGCCGACCAAATCGACATCATCCACCGCGCTATCGAAATTAAGATCGCCGAAATTACGAAAATGACGTGGTCGTTCGAGATTGAGGACGCGACCATCGCGACCATCATGGCTGGACAGAACTGTTCGCATGCGAAGGCCGCAAAAATTGCTCGTGATCTCTACGCCGAAAAGGTCGTCGAGTTGCGTGAGTTTTGGGAGAACCCATACCCCCAACTCGGCCGCTCGTTCACCGAGTGGATGACGGAGTTTTTATGGCAACATTTCGTCTTTGATGGAACGCCCGTGTACCCCCGCTACAACCTCGGCAAGAAGGTAATCGGTTTCGAAATCGTCGACTCGCCGACCATCAAGGTACTGCTCGACAACCGAGGGGCCATGCCCGAACCACCGGCCCCCGCGTTCCAGCAAATCCTTTGGGGGTTCCCACGAGGCGAGTACCAATACACGCCGAATAGCGATGGGGAGTTCTACAACGCACCGGGTAAGTCGAACGAGTACATGCGCGACCAGTTGGCCTACTTCGTTCGTAATCGACGCACGTGGAGTCCATACGGTTTCAGTTGTGTGGAGGAGTCCGTTCCAGCCGCGACCCTGTATCTCGAACGTCAGCAGTGGATGAAGTCGGAATACAAAGACGGCGCGACCCCGATGGCGTTTTTCGAAACCGACTCGGACGAGATGGAACCAAGTCACCTCGCCGCGTGGGAACGTGTCTTTAACGACCGGACTGTTGGATCTACAACCGAGCGTCACCGTATGAAGGTGCTCCCTAGAGGGTTCAAGCCCGTGTTCGCTCCGACCATCGACGAGCGGTACAAAAACGAGTATGACGAGTTTCTCATTATGCGTATCGCCACCGTGTTCGGTGTCAGCCCTTCGGCTCTCGGCATCGTTCCCCGCAGTGGCCTCGGTGGATCAGGTGAGCGGAAGGGCGAAGCGCAGGCCGCGCTGACTACTTCACAGCGCCCGCTCGAATCGTTTCTCATTGAAACCGTCAACACCCTGTCGCGTCGCTTCCTCGGGGCCGACAAGAACATCACTTTTTCGTTTGACGACGACGACTCAGATGCTCAGTCAATGGCCACTAAGGCTCAGGCGTTTCAGGTGTCTCTCACTAGCGGTCAGATGACGATGAACGACGTACGAGGCGAACTCGGCATGCCCCTGTATGACATGCCCGAGGCCGACGAGCCCTTTATCCTCGCTGGCAACACGATTCAGTTTTTAACGGGGCTACTGGAAGCGCAAGCGGAACCGACTGAGGAGGCCCCGACCGATGGCAAGCAAGAGACTGAGCAGCAAGGCAACGATTCTGAAAGCGTCGTCGGGCAAGGCTCGAACGAACCGAGCGGTCAGCCCGAAGGCAAAGCGACGCAAGATCAGGTAGCGGCAAAGTCACTGGTCGCTGATGAGTTGAAGGCGTTTAGCAAATACGTTAACGCTCGACTGCGCAAGGGTGGGACCTTCCGCGAGTTCGCGTTCGTGACGATTAACGAGGACGACGCGTACTGCTTCAACCAAGACGCTCAGGCCCTCGTGAAGGGCGACACGTACTCCCCACCGAAGGGAGTTCAGGAGGCAGCAAAGCGCGCTCTCGAATGGATCTCAGACGGTAAGGCTGGTGACGGCTTCACTGATGTAGGCCGTAAGCGTGCGTCAGACCTCGCTCGTGGCGCTGGCGTTTCGATGGCAACTGTTCGTCGTATGAAGGCGTACTTCGACCGTCATGAAGTAGACAAAAGGGCGGAGGGGTTTTCGGCTGGGGAAGATGGCTACCCCTCGGCAGGTCGAGTGGCGTGGGACGCATGGGGCGGCGATGCCGGCTATTCATGGGTTCGTGGCATCGTTGGCTCGGAAGAAAAGACGGCCTCGTCTGGTGATAACACAAAAGCACCATTCGACGGTTCGATTACTAAGCGTTCCGTCGATGAACTGCCGGGCATGAAGTACAAACTCCTCATCGAGCACTACTACGAGACGGCCATCATCCAAGCCCTACAGCAGAGCGTCACGGGTGTAGACGAGGCCATCGCTGCGGGCCAGAAGAAACTCGGAGAGAAGGCCGCAGGAGACGCAGCCCTCGCAATCAAAACCGAATTGAAGTGGAACGCCGCCCCGTTGACGAAGGCGCTCAAAAGGATCTACTCGGATGCGGGTTTCGTTGGAACGGCCTACGCAGTTCGGGAACTGGGGGACGGAGTGAACATTGGCTCGGCCCTCGCTCATGCCGCCGCCGCCTTCGACTGGTCGACATGGACACCGGGGGATCCTGTTGCGGCTTCCCTTTTTGAGGATGGAGGCATGCGTCAGATCCTCGACGGCATCGGCATCACGATTCAGGGCATCGGTGATACCACGCTCGACCGTATCGGCGACGGAATTGCGGCCGGTATTCAGGCGGGCATCCCGTCGAAGGACATCGGGAAGAACATCACCGCTCTAGTTGGAGATAAGGCCCGAGCCCAAGTCATCGCGATTACTGAAACGAACCGAGCGTTCAACGTTGCTTCGGTGGATCAGTACCAAGCGTCGGGCTATAAGCAGTTCGAGTGGCTCGCATACGACGACGCGTGTGCCGAGTGTGCTGAGAACGCTGGCCCTCACGACCTCGACTTCACACCACCACCGGCTCACCCGAATTGCCGTTGTACCGTTCGCGCAGTAGTGTCGTAATCAAACACAGGAGATTTTTCAATGACTGACATCACGCACGTTGGCTTCGGTGGCCTGACCTATAAGAGCACACCAGACGGCTCGCTCATTGTCTACGGCAAGGCAACGGGGCCCGACCTCGACCTCGACCAGCAAATCTGCGACCCCGATTGGCTCAAAACAGCGATGCCACAATGGATGGCTACCGGCGCAAATGTTCGTGAACAGCACCAGAGCATCGCGGCTGGTGTCGGCTTGGAACTGTCGGCCAGTGGCGACGACTGGATGTTGAAGTCAGAAGTGGTCGACGAGAACACCAAGCGCAAAGTCGAAAAAGGTGTTTTGAAGGGCTACTCAATCGGCATCAAGGGCGCTCGCATCGTGAAAAGCGAAGATGCCCCTAACGGTCGTATCGTGGGCGGCCAGATTGTCGAAGTGTCGCTCGTTGATCGTCCCGCCAACCCAACCGCAGTCATCGAGATTGCGAAGGCGTACGGCGGCGAGTTGGAGATTGCGAAGGGCATCGACCTCGAACCGCTCGTCCCCGACACTCAGCAGTCGCACGATGAAGTGGCGCAAATGAACCAAGAAGTCGTCTACCACGATTCTCAGGTTGCGCCAAAGGACGCTGACGAGCCCTACGCCGCCACCAAAGTGTGCCCCGGGTGTAATGGCACAGGCGCGACTGCTGACTCAAACGAGGCGTGCGTCGTCTGCGATGGAACGGGCAAGCACCCTGACGACTGGCCTATCGCCGTCGACTCCCGAAACACGTACGAGCACATGGACCTCGGACCGAAGGCGGTTGAAGCAGATGTCGCGAAGAAGGATTACTCGGACAAGCAGCGTGACGCTATGAGTGAATCGGGCGAAGCGATGGCCGATGGTTCATACCCCATCAAGACTGTCGGGGATCTGAAGAACGCCATCCAGTCGTTCGGTCGTGCGAAGGATAAGGCCAAGACGAAGGCGCACATCATCGCTCGCGCTAAGGCCCTCGGCAAGCAGGATCTACTCCCCGACAACTGGAAGGGAGCAGGCGCAGACACGACGAAGTTCGAGCACGACCCTGACGACCTCGCCTCGGTACGGCAGTCCATCGTCAACCTGATTAAGGCCGAACTCGATGAGATGGCCTCGGGTGAGGAGGACGAAATCGCCGACGTTGCTCAGTTGCTTCAGGCGCTCAACTTGTTCATCTGTTGGTGGGATGGCGAAGCCGACGAGAACGAAACAGCAGCCCCATTTATGACAACCGAATCAGGAGTAGACGACATGGCATACATCGGACTAGGCGTGAGCGCAGACCTTATGAAGGCAGCGACCGCCGAGAACGCAACCGACGAATTACGGTCGGAACTGCGAACAGAGATCGTCAAGGCATTAGGCCTCGATGAAGTCATCACCGCGAAGGCGGAGTTGAGCAAAGCGACAGAGCAGATTCAACTGCTGAAGGCCGCGCTCGACGAAGTGCGTGAGATGGCAACACCGGGTGGACCCGTATTACGGGCTACTCATGGCCAAGCGGCTAAGGCCGCAGACGCTGAACGACTACAGGCTGAGGCAGGTCGATTCCGTCGACTCGCCGATGAAGTATTCGACCCATCCATGAAGGCGGGCTACCTAGCGAAGGCACTCTCATTGGAGACCGACGCTCAGGCCGTACTTCGCAACTAACCCCCTAACAAAGGACAAACATCATGGCGCTTACCGCCCCATCCATTGACGAACTGTTCGGCGGTCTCCCTGCTGAACAGCGTCTCGACCGTTTCGAGGCCTACAAGTCAACCCTCGCAATCTGTCACAAGCGTGCCGCTTCCGGTGCGTTCTCCTTCAACGGCCAGAACATCGTTAAAAACGTCAGCGTTGCTGACCGCATTGGCGAAGTTCGTGACCTCGTGACGAAGGGCATGTCGGCCGACCAGATCGCTGACATCTCCACCGCGCTCGACCGCGTTCAGGACGTAGCGAAGGCCGGCTCCGAGTGGACCCTCAGCAACCCGTTGAACAACTCAACGTCGGGTGTGACTGGTCTCGTTCCCTACGACCTCGAACCAGCACTTGCGATGCTCGTGCCTCGTTCGTTCATCTTGCGCAACAGCACGTCGCGTATTGGTGGAATCGGTCAGGCATACGAGTTCCGTCGCATTCTCGGTGTGACTAACTCGAACACCGGTGGCGTCGCCAACATGTCGACGTTCTTCAGCCCTACTGGAACCAGCGCGACCTTCGGTGGCGTGACGCTGAACCGTCCGAGCAAGATCTCATACGCCGCAGACAAGATTGTTCTGTCGCACGTGAATCAGGGTGTCTCCGACCAAGTGGACCTCACGGCTCAGTTCGCTGGACAGGGCTACACGGACCTGCGTCAGTTGTCGCACACGTCCACCATCTGGGCGCACATGCTCGGTGAGGAGCGCAACATGCTCAACGGCTCGGCAACGGCTCTGTCCATTTCGGGCATCAGTGCCACCGCTAGCAACGCCTCGGGTGCGGCCACCGGTCTGCCGGGTGCTACTGCTACGGCCGTGTACGTGACGTTCTCGACTTCGCTTGGCGAGTCGCAGGCCATCACCGCTTCGGGTACTCCTACGACGACCTCGACATCGGGTATCTCGCTTGCCTTCACCGGCACGATCCCAAGCCGAGCGATTGCCGTGAACGTCTACGTGAACTACTCGGGCACGTACTACAAGGGTTCGACCGTTCTCACCAACGGCACGTCACCTACCACGTTCACCACGGTTGCGGCTCTGCCCTCGACCTCGGCTGACAACGGTTCGTACAACGCCCTCGGCTACGACGGTTTCGTTTCAACGCTGACCAACAACGCCATCGCCGGCAACGTGGTCTCGCTCAACGGTTCACTGTCCAAGACGGTTCCGGGTGACGACTTCCAGAGCGTTTTCTACAACCTGTACACCAACGTGATCGCAGACCCCGACATGATCCTGACGAGCGCCGCCGTTCGCAAGGAGTTGGCCGCTTCGATTCAGCAGGAAGGAACGCCTACCGGCTACCGCCTCAACTACACCCTCGGCGGTGACGGCGTGACCATCGGCTCAGTCGTGACTGCTATTCAGAACGAGTCGACCGGCAAAATGGTCGACATCGTTGCTCACCCATACATGCCTGCGGGCGTGGCACTTATCCACTCAAAGACGCTTCCGTTCCCCGACTCCGGTGTGAGCGAAACCGTTCAAGTGGTGAACGTTCAGGACATGATCGTTCTCGAATGGCCACAGATCCAGTTGTCGTGGGACATTTCGACGTACCAGTACGGTACGCTCGCGTTCCGCGCCCCAGCATGGTCGGGTGCTATCACCAACATCCTGTAAGGATGAACGTTCGCTAGTCTGATGACTGGCACAGATGTCGAAGGCCCGCAGGTCGTCTCCCAATACCTGCGGGCCTTCGGCGTTTCGTTGAAGGGAGAACAAATGAAACTCGTAGGAAGCGACCGGGGCCTTACGCAAATCGAGGTCGGCAACAAAGTAATCAACCGCTCGAAAGACGGTACGTTTCATGTCGATGGAACAGCCGCTCGCGCTCTCGTTAGGTCGGGCGACTTCGCTGTAAGTGGAACCACCTTTACCGGGGCTCGTGGCTACCGTTGCGAGTGTGGCTTCGTCGCGGTAATCAAGGACAAGTGTGGTCGATGCGGCTCGACTGAATTGACTCCTGAATGAAGTACATGCTGACCAATGGCAACCGCGAACTCGCGAAGGACGGCATTTAAAAAAAGCAAGGCCAAGAAACGTTCGGCGCACTACAGGAACAGAGAACTGCTCGCCGAAACACCCTGTAATTAAAGGCAGTCGAAAAATACTTGACTTGGCTGTTCCCCTGCCATTAAGATAAGTTCATCGGGCGAAGCCAAGTACCCCGATGAGGAGGAAGTAATCATGGCGAACATCTATCACCTGAAGGTCATCGCACGCTCGCGTCCGGTCGCCATCTTCATCAACGAGAACGAGATCGAGTGGGAGTCCAAGTGGAGCATCGCGGGCCAGCACTACGGCGTCGTTCAGTTTGCGGGCATCACCAAATCTGAGGCCTACGACATCATCATTCAAGACCTGAAGCAGTTGGCTCCATGCGACGGGCGTTGCGGCAACGCTGACACGACTTGCGGTGAGTTGACACTGACCGATGAGCCGTACTTCGTCGGACGGCTTGACGTGACGGCGAAGGCCAAGAGTGCGAAGATTGAGAAGCCTCAACAGCAGACGTGGCAGTGCCCGAAGTGTCAGGCCTGTACGGTCCAAGCGGTCGCTCTCGAAGTCGCTCACCGGTGCCCCAGCAACCGCTCGCAAATGACACAGTTCGTCGTGGTGAACGACTAACACACAACTGATCCTCGACGGGACACCCCTCGCCAGTGGTAGCGTAAAAGCAATCACCGGCGAGGGGTTCGTTTTTTTATGACTGTCACAGCATCGTGGATACAGCAGAGCGGTCGGGTCGAACCGTACGTCTCCGTCAATGAGGTTTTGAACTCGGCTACGGCTTCGGCTGTCGACTTTTCAAATCTCATCGAAAATGGGAGTACGGCTACTCAAAATCGTGCGCTTGGGGAACTAATCGTGCGCGCCTCGGCGATGGCTGACAGGTTCACGATGGGTCAGTATGGAACGCTAAACGCAACGGTTAATACGGAAAACGGTCGCTACCGTCCGAACCGCTATGCGCAGATCATCATC